TCGTCAATTGCTTTGACGAACTGAGAAAATTCATTGTATTTAGCTTGGTCTTCAAACGCCAACCTAGCTAATGCTTTTTGCTTGTCGCTCTTAAACACTTGGCGCGTAAAGTCACCACCCTTAAAATCACCAAGGCGGTTGTTGATGTCGGCCATCATGCCCATGCGAAAAGATTCTTTTTCAGCAGGATTAAACGCTTTAATTTTTGCAGCAGCTTCTTTAGGGTCTAACTTTTGATACTTTTGACCCATTTGAAATGCGTCTTGAATTTTTGCAGAATCAGCAAATTCGGCATTGGCTTTGCCATACGTTGGGTTTTTTTGCTTTAGTAAATTATTAAAATCATTTTTTACTTGAATAACGTCACGACCATAACCAGTCACTTTTCCAGTAACTGCATCCGTCTCTTTTTCAATAACGCGATCTAAACCGATTTTGATTTGGTGCATCACATCCGTTGGGACACGACGATCACTTAATAACACATCTAAATCTGGTAATTTTTCACCGCGCACATCAGCGCGATCAGCAGCTTCCCTGTATGCCTTTTTAAAAACATCACGATCCATGAATTTACGAAAATCTTTAGCATAAACATCTTTGCTATAGGCAGCCGGATATGCTTTTTTCGCAGCTAAACTTTGATCTTCAATTAACTTGTTTAATCTTTCATAGCCGTTAGCATTTATATCTAAATTTGCTTTTTCAGCTAATGCTTTAACCACATCATTTTTTTGGTCAATGATGCGGCTCTCTAGGAAATTCTGAGTGCCTGTCTTGGCTTTAGATGGAACAACATAGGCACTGTAAGCCAATCCACGCAAATTCTCGCCAAGGTCAGCAATCGTGGCATTGGGTACGCCAATGCGGCGCAATTCATCTAGCGCGGCCATTGCCTCATTGGGTGTGAGATTATCTTTTTGCAGGTAGCTGGACAAAATACGTGATGCAGCAGCCGGTTGGTCGCCCAACCCCAATGAATTGTAAACGTTGCGAATGACAGTTCCAGCGCCTTTGATAGCCACCGGCACTGTTGCGCCTAATGCACCGCCAAAAATAGAGCCTTTGACCGTTTCCTCGCCAACATCTTTGGTGGCATAGCCATAGCCAGACGCAGCCCCTGTGGCAGCTCCTATGCCCAAACCGCGGAGCATTTGACCGCCTAGCCCCTCGCCAGCCAATTTGGCTTGAGTGCCGGTAGATGCTTGCTTTGCCTTTTGCAAAAATCCAATTGGCAATGCCATGCCGCCAGCCAACTCAATGGGTGTTTTGACGTTGGGATAATCTTGGCCAAATTGCTCTTGTTGTGCGCGTAATTGATTGCGCAATTGCTCATATTGAGGGCCGCTAATGCGACCAGTACGCAATGCCGCCTCTATTTCATCGACTGTACCAAAGGTTAAACCTTGGAAACCAGCGCGCACTGTTTCAGCAGCTCCAGAATAAGGAACTGCTGGTTCAAATACGGATGTAGATGCTTTTGGTTCATCTACCGGAACACCTATAAATTTATCGGCCATTATTTACTCGCTTGAGTTTTGGTCATTCTTTGACCTTTAGCATTAATATAAATTGTTCCGACTGGAATTTTAGAATCATTTAAAATTCTTCGTTCTTCTGCATCAGTAAATGCTTGCGGTTCAAATTTAGGAATTTCAATTACTGTTTGAGGTGGTGGCAAATTGTTGTTTGCACGACGACCTGTAATTGATTTATATGCATCTCTTGCTCGATCGGCGTTTATTCTTCGTAATGTTTCAATAGCTTTTCCAGCATCAGCCATAGATTCTGCGCTTTTTAACTCATTTGTGGCTCTTTGGGCATCGCTATCTGTTTGTGTGCCTTTATTTAAACGCAATGATTCATTAATTAAACGTGTTTTAAATCGTTCAAAATCGTTACGCGCTACCACTTGAGGGTCTTCTGAGCCAGCAGCGCTACGGATAGCAATAAGCCCTCTATCTAATGGGCCAAACTTAATTTCTCCCGATCTAATAATTGAAAGATATTTATTAGCCTCTTCTGCCAAATTAATTGCAGCAGTTACTTGTTCATAATCAGCGTCTTCAGCTTTTGCAATAAAAGCAGGTAATGGTTTTAATGAATCAACCAATGCTTTTGCCTCTCTTTTATCTGCTAGTCTTTGTGCATCTGCCGCTCTTTTATCTGCTGCTCTTTGTGCATCTGATTCTCTTTTGTCTGCGGCTCTTTGTTTTTGTAATTCTTTTGCATCAGCGCCTCTTCTTTCAAGCTCCTCTAATCTTCTTTGATGAGTAAGCTCCAATTCTCTTGATCTTTCAGCCGCTTTATCAGCTAATTCTTGTCTGCGTTGTTCAGCTTTATCGGCTAATTCTTGCTCGCGAGCTGTTCTTAATGCCTTTTTTTCTTCCGATCTTTCCAATACAGTTAAGGCTTTGTCTGGCGAAGCAAATTTAGATAAAACAGCCAATCTATCTGCTTCGGTTGCATCAGGTGGAAGAGCGGCTATTGCTTGACGATATTGATTTTCTCTATCAATTTCAGATTGCGTTTTAGCTGCCGTAGCTGTTTTAGATCGTGTTTCAGCAATATTTTTTGCCAAATCATTAGCTGCAACAATCAACCCTTGAGCAAATTCAGGGTCAAATCGAAACATATCTTTTGCAGCACGAATCATTGATTGTGGGTCGTTTAAATTAACTGGCGGCATACCTCCCCCACCGGTTAATATTTGCTGACGCATAGATATTTTTTGCAACTGTGGGTCTTGCAGACCAAACAATTGAGCGCCAGCACCAGCTAATTGGCCAGCGCCTTGATAGATGCCGTAACTAGCTTTCTCAAATGGGTTAAGTTGAGCAAACTGCAAAGCGCGATTTTGCTGCGCTTGTTGTTGCCGCATTTGATAGTCTTCTGGCGTGGTAAACAAACCTAAAATTTCGCTTGCCATGATTGCTCCTAATAATTCCCAGCTGATCCAAGGTCTTGGAATGCGTTAAAACTTGCTGCATCGCTAGTACGTGGAGCGCCGGTATAATTTCCAGTATTACCAAAAAGCCTATTAAACATTTGCTCTTGTCTCTGTTGGTTTTGATACGCTTGTAAACTTCCTGCTGCACCTTGCAATGCCGTACCAAATGGGCTGTAAGCATTGGCTTGCTGCATGCTTTGCGCTGATGCTAAACCACCTTGCAATAGCGCTTGAGAACCGGCAACGTTGGCGCTACGACCGCCTAACTGCGCTCCAATATCTAGCGGCTGCTGACCAAGGCTTTCAAGCGTTTGAGCGCCGCCCAAATACGTAGTAAACGGCGACAATGCACCAATCTGACCCGCTTGATACTGACCCAGCAATCCAGCACCTTGACCAAATAATCCTGTGCCAAATGCCAGCTCCTGCTGACCAGCCTGTTGAGCTTGGGCAGCTAATGCCGCGTCTTGTTGAGCCAATGCGTTGTAATACGCTTCCAATTCTGGATTACTTGCGCCTAGTCCTGCGCCGCCGCCTGGACGCATACCCGTTGCGCCAACAGACAAACCACCTCGGCCAGTTTGATACAGTTGGTTTTGCAGTTGTGCATATTGACGTTCACGGCTAGGAGCCAATAAGTCTTGTTGGCGCTGCATATACTGAGCTGCAACCTGTTCAGGTGTTTGCGCTAAATAACGCTCGCCCAAACCAAAAAGACTAGTAGCTGCACCCGTTAGCGGCTGATACATACCTTGTGCCGCTTCGGCTTGCGTTAATCCTTGACCACTTAGCGCCATCAAACGATCTTGGTAGGCTCGCAGTTCTGGCGATAGGGTATAACCTGCACCAGTTACACGACCTTCTGGCCCTGTGGTGAATTGACTAGTACCGAATCGAGTCGTAACACCAACCGGCCTAAATCGCGCTTCTTCAGCAGCTAACCTGGCTGCGCGCTCTTGCGCTGCGGCTGATGTCCGTGCGGCGTCTTTGGCTGCCTCGCCTTGTAAATAGCCACCAAGCAGACTAGAACCTGCCGCAATAAGTGATCCGATAGGCATGTTAATTTCCTTTAATCAAAACATCATCCACCTTAGACGGGTCTTTTTCATCCGTCGCATGGATACAAAACCATACACAATCGCTCATGGCCTTAATGCCGTGAACTACGTTTGCTTTAATCTCTATACACGCTGGCGCTTCAATGATCTCAATCAATTCACCCTTCATCACGGCTACACGGCCTTTGGCCAGAATAGACAAGTGACTAAAGTCGTGCATGTGTTTCAGTATGGCTGTGCCAGCAGGAACGAATGATTCCTTGGCATACAAGCCATCTGAAAAGTGGTGAGTAATCTCACCGCCCAATTCTTTAAGCGCAGCACTCATGCAGTGCGTCTCCACATATAAACAGTAATGTACGGCTGTAAGTTAGCATTTGTTGCGCTTGTACCATTAGACGCTGTCGTGCCAGAAAAACTGTGATTATGGTTACCAGCTTCTTCCATAATATTAGTGCCACTGTAGCTAGTCACATAATCTTGTGAAGTTGGGCTGCCGCTAATACCAGAAATTTTTGATGTACCCAAACCAAGAACAGCCAAACTACCGCCAGTATTACCATTTAGACCGTGACGGTGAGCACCGGCACTTCCAGTATTTCCGCTAAATGAGTGATCGTGACTTGGCAACGTTGCGTCTTTTGAGCCGCCTGTTTCACCCAGCGTATCAAACGCTGCATCACCCGCATCAACGCCAACTAACACGCGACCAGCGCCGAATGCCGTCCATGTACCAAAACCAAGCAATGTCGCTGGGTTGGTGCTGACTGCGGCATTTGTATATATAGAACCAATTGGATATAACGCGCCCAATGCTGCCTGTACAAACGCTGTCGTTGCCAACTTGGTGGAGCTATCGCCAGTTGATTGCGTCGGTGCTGTAGGGCTACCGCTAAAGCCTGGGCTTGCTGAGTTAGCTTTGGTTGCAATCGCTACAGCAATATTATTAAATTCAGTGTCAATCTCCGTACCTTTTACGATCTTGGCTGCGTCGCCTGATGGCAACGAATCCTTAGATGCAAAGTCGGTCGATTTGGTATAGTCAGACATGCTTGCCCCTTAACTTATGCGGCCACGTTTAGCCAAAATTTCAATCTTTTGAATCGACAATTCAAAACCATTCACTTCGGCTTCATAACCTGTTTGCACTACTTTTCCAGAACCTGTCGCCTGAGTCGTCAAAGTCTGAATAACAATACCGCCAGCATATTGAGAAAGTGGAACGCTGTTTGCGCCATATTCTGCAATACCATATTCAGAAATACCTTGAGTTGGTATTTGCTCATTTTCCGATAGATAACTTTCAGAAAAATCATAGCCCCATTTAACGGTTACTACTTGGTCAGAGCCACCAATAACAACAATCGAAATACGCTTAACAATGGAGGTGATTGTTACGTCACCCAAATCAGCATGATTGGTGTAGTACGACATTCGATACGTCTGGCCATTATCTAAGTAGCCAGAGTATTTACCTATGTAACCGTTTTTACCGATCAATAAATCACCGTTGCGCAATGCACACAATGCCGTTGGCTCAATATGATTCCACGTAGTAGTTCTAGCCGAACCGTCTTGCATGACACTACGCGTGTCAAACACATAGACTTGGTCAGCTGTTGGAAACGTCAACAGATAAAACGCATCCACTTCTGAATAGACTGCTTTGATATTTGCTGGCGATTCACCGGCAACCAACTGCATTAAATCATTACGAACATTTTTGCTGAGATCACGAAATGGCGCAGACTTTTCTTGAATCGTTCGCAACACTGATCGCACACCGGAATTAGATAGAAACACCACATCTGTGTTGGTACTTTGAATCGAATCACGGTATTGGCAACCGATACCCACCACAGTGTCCGATAGCGTCATCGTGCTGGGTGCTGTAGCGCCTGAATAAACCAAAATCTGGCGCTTACCAAAGATAAACAAAAATCCGTTGTGAGCCGCTAAACCTGTAATTTCATCAGCGCCGTTAGCCCACACATTATTGACATTCAGTGTGCCGGATGTGCCACCGGTATAAATATGGCCAGCAATCAAATCCGAAAATGTCAGCGTTGTTTTGTCTGTTGCACTGCCAGCAATCCATAAACGACCATATGCCGAAATACAGATATTCCCTGACGGCACTGTGCCAGCATAACCAGCTTTCTCACTTACGCGGCGATAGGTTGTCGAACTAACCGCAGGATCGTAAATTAGTGGGTCATGACCAAGCTGAAAAAAATACGTTATTCCATTGAGCGACGCAGCTTGCCAATTGCTTGCTGTAATGGTGGGCGCTGTACCACCACCGCCGTAGGTCAGCTCATCAACAGTTGTACCGCTTAATTTGAATAACTTATTGTTTCCAGCAAATAAAGTCGTCACCGAGCCATCGGTTCGCACCAGCTC